GCCACGGCGGCCGGTGAGGACAGGAACGCCTGCGCTTTGGTGTCGTGGGTGATCAGCCCCTCGGGGGTGATCTTCACGGTGATCTCCTCGACGCTCAGCGAGGTGTACTGGCGGGCCCCGGAACCCGCGGTGATCCCGTTGATCTCGGTGAGGGTGTGGGTTATCGGCTGCGCCTGGCCCTGGACGCCGCCGGCGTTCATCACCGCGCACAGGGTGGTGAATGGGGCGCCGACGGGGGCGACGGCGACGCCGGAGGCGTGCTGGAGACCCAGCGGCGCGGTCAGCGTCACGGTGAACGGACTGGCGGAGCCGGTGACCGACTGGACGGTGCGGACCTCGCTGAGCGCCGCGTTGTCGACCTGGACGAGCGTGCCGGTGGCAATCGACGCGCCGACCTGGATCTGACTCGCGCCGGCCGCCGCGGCCTGGGTCAGCGCGGTCGCCGTCCCCGTCGCGGTGCCCTGATAGACGACATCGCCGAGCAGGGAGGCCAAAAGCCAGGGGAAGGTATCCGCGAACACCGGCCCCGACAGCGACAGCGCCGACTTCCCGACGCCGGGCAGCACGTTGTAGACGCCCACCATCGAGCCACGCAGCGCCTTGTCCTCGATCTTGCCGATGTCATCAGTGGGCTCCATCTTGTCCAGCGGCAGCACCGCGACCGGGGCCGCGGCCTGGCCGGGCACCAGTTCCCGGCCGATCGCGAACTGCCGCAGCGCGGAAGCAAACGTGTTGGGGGTCAGCGCCACCGTGTCAGCTCCCTGCGCCTCTGGCCGGGCGGGGACGGCGCGGCTGGGGTTCCTGCGGTGTGTCAGAGAAGACGGGGGCGAACGGCAGCGCGGGGGCGTTGTCCGGGATCCGGGTGGCCGTGTACCCGTTCTTGGTGGTGCGCCACTGCTCGTCGTCAGGCGGTTCGTGCTCGCCGAAGTCCACGATGTCGCCGGGGTTCAGGTTGCTGAACGGGGCGACACCATGGCGGGTGGGCAGGTAGGAGTAGTGGCCGCCGTGCGGCCCGACATATGTGAACAGGGCCACGGGTGCCTCCTGGGTTTGTGTCAGTGCCGGTATCCCGGTGCTTCTGCGTGTGCGAGGCGGCGCGGCCCGGGGGGTCAGGACTGGAGGTATTCGACGACGGTGAAGGACCAGTCGCTTCGGGTCTCGTGCCGCCCACCGGAGCTCGCGGTGACATTGGTGCGCCAGGCGTTCCCGGTGCCCGCGCCGGGCCCGGTGTCTGACTCGCCCGCGGTGAACACCAGGCCGCCGAGTGTCGGGTCAGCGCGCAGGCGCGCGGAAAGCTGGTCCTGCAGGTCGCGCAAGTCGCCGCGCGCGTCCTCGGCGTGCTTGGCGGTGCTGCGGTGATAGAGGTGGAAGGTCACCGGGTGGGTCACGCGTCGCAAACCGTGAGGGCCGAGGCTGGCGCGCACCTCGTGCGGGTCCTCCAAACGCAGGATCCCGATCGCCCCGTGCTGGGCACCAGGACCCTGGTTCGCGGTGAAGAAGGAGCCGGGGAAACGCTCGGGGAAACCGGTATAGAGCATGCCAAGGCCGGGGATCAGACCGCCGGTGTAGCGGCGCACCCCGGGCCCGGGCTCAGGGTCCTGGGCGGGGATACCACCGAACCAGGCGCCAAGCGCCGCCATGACCGTGGTCTGGCTCATGACGCCGCCCGCACGTATCCGCCTTCGCCGAGGATCTCCTTCGCGCCGCGGATCAGGCCCGCGCCGTGACGGCGCGGGTCGTGCCCCGCGGTGGTGGGCCCGTCGCCCGCGGTGTCGCTGAACGGGTCCTCGTCGCCACCGGTAACCGGGCGCGCCAGCAGCCCCATCGCCCACAGCGTGATCGCCTCATGGACGTCAGCCGGCAGGCTGTCGATCGCGGCCCCGGCCTGGTGCGGGGACTGCAGCGGCGCGGTGAGCGGCAGCAGCGGCGAGCCTGGCGTATAGGAAGCCGCGGTGGTCGCATACTCCTCGGCGCCCGGGTCCCAGATGCGCAGCACCATGCCCGGCTCGATCCCGGTGGGATCCGCCACGGTCAGGCTCTGCGCGCGCGCCGCACTGCCGAGCGCGAGCGCGGTGACCGGCCAACCGGCGGTGTAGCCGACCGTGGCCACGACGCGACCGCGCGAACCGGGAATAACGTTCGCCGCAGGGATGCGCAGCATCCCGTCGAGAAAGAACACGCTCGACGGGGCGACGGAGACAGGGGCAACGCCGGGCACACCGAGGGGGGCAACGCTGACGGAGGTGACCTGGCGCACGGGGCGGTCCCGCAGGCGCACCGCGATCTGCCCGGTGACCGGGTCGAGGCGCGCGGGCAGGGTGTCGCTTGCGGCGTGGGCGTCGAGGCCGCGCGGCGTACGGCAATAGCCGTCAGCCAGCGCGCTGGCTCGGATGAGGGTGTTGAGCAGTTCGGCTTGCTGGCGCTGCGCGCTGCCGCCCGGGACCAGGTCGTCCAGGTCGAGGTAGTTGGGGTAGCTGACGAACTCGGGCGGCGCGACATAAGGCTTGGCCACGCGCCCTCCCTCGCGAATATCAGCGGTTGAGGGCGGGGTGACACCAGGTGGAGGGCCGGCGGGCACGATGCCGGCCGCGCCCACGCCGTGTTACGCCTGCTGTGTTCCTCCGACGCTCGCCTCGGCGCGCACGAGGGGCGGGGGCGTCTTCGAGCGGGTGGTTTTGCGGCTTGGTGCGGGGCGCGGTTCGCTGCCACCGCTGTCGCTGTCCACCAGCGGCTCGTCGTGCACCTGCCAGAACGGCATGGCCAGCAGGTCGGGCGCGTAGGTGTCCGGGACGGTGAACCCGCCGCCCGCGTCCGGTTCGATCGGTTCCAGGTCCGGCAGGGCAAGGATCTTGATGTCAGGGTTCACGTGCTTCAGGCGCATGTGTTCGCTGCTCCTTCATGCGGCGAAGCCGCCTTTGTGGAAGATCGGCCCTGGTCTCCGCGGCATCAACGTCCGAAGGATTGCTCGGCGTTGACGTTATGCTCGGCGGGTGGCGGTTTCGCAGGCACGTTTGGCTGGGATTCGGGATCGGGTCAGTCCAGATGCTCCGGATGAGTCGCACATTGTTCTCGGCGTCGACTGCAGTGAGCGAGCCGGGATCGGGGAGTGGGTCGTGTCCCTGTTGCTCAACAGCTCGATGGAGGGTGACGAAGGCGTCTTCTACCTGCTGCCACATGACCTGTCCTATCAGGTGAACAGGTCTGGCGGAGCTGTCACGGTCGATTTGCTCACCACACTCGCGGCGCTGACCTCGAACAGCACGCTCCAAGGCGCGGACTGGGAGCGGGCCGAAGCGGCCGGCCTGGTCCCCCGGCGCGCACGGCAGCCAGGTGCCGCCGACATCGCGCCGAGCGACGCCCCGATCGAATGGGTCATGGTGCTGTCGGCGACCATCCCGTTGCCCGAGGCCGCCGCGCTGCCCGGGCCGCCGATCGTGGTGATCGACCACGCGGAGCCCGTCGGACTCGACGAACTGGTGGCTTCTATCCCCGAAGCCGGGGTGCACATCGTCGGCCCGAAGCCGGGCGCGTAGAACCGAGGACAACACACCACGTCGGCGAGACCGACCCGACCAGTGTTAGCCTGCTGCGATTCCTGAGACGACAGCGCAGCCTGCCGGGTAGTAGTTCTTGAAGCACTCGATCGCGCGGACCTCGAAGTCGTAGCGTGGGCCGCCGCTGGGGCCCGCGGCGCGCGACATCGCGTATTCGATCTGCGAGTACTCCCGCTGTGTCTCCACCTCGAACACGTTGGTGATCTCGGTGTCCGGGAACGGCAGGCGCTCGGAGATGAAGGTGATCGTGCCCGGCGGCATGTGCGGCATGACCCTGATCTCGATGGGCTGGCCGTTGAGCGCCGGGTTCAGGTAGGTCTCCAGGTATGTGCCGCCGACCACCGCTCGGCGCTCCTCGACGTTGCCCGGTTGGAACAGCGTGTACGCGCCGCCGCTCGCGATCACTTTGCGGGTGATGTCGCGGGCCTGCTGGGAGCTGCAGAGCAAGGCGGTCGGGCCGATGCGGTGGTAGTCCCACATGTTCTGCAGGGCGTTGTCCAGCTCGATGCACCCGCCGTTGGAGCCGGTGAGCGTCGCACCGTTGAGATTCGTGAAAAAGGCGCCGGACGGGATGCCCTGCCCGGCCTGGATCTGGCCGGGTGCCGCGGTGTTGTAGTCCGCGAACAGGGTGGTCAACAGGCCGTTGAACGAGTTCGGGTTCGCGCTCGAGTCGGCGGCGCGCGACGCGGCTGAGGCTGCGGCGCCGCCGAGCCACGGCAGTGAGGCGACCGGGAGGTCCGCCGTCGGCACGGAGGTGATCGTGAGGAACGGCAGGACGGTGGTGGTGTAGTAGAAGCCGTTGACCAGCCAGTCGTAGGCGACCGCGCCGCGCACACCGCCGGAGACGGTTGCGGTCACCGAGTTGGTCGCGGTTCCCGCGGCGACCGTGATGTTGGCGTTCGGACTGTAGACGGTGCCGCCGCCGTCGAAGTAGTTGACCAGGGTCCGGGCCGCGACCGCCACGGTCACCGCGGCCGAGGCGGGGATCGACCCGCCCGTGGAGGCCGCCGTCAGCGCCGGGGCACTGGGAGTGTTCAGTGGCACGTTGCTCGCGCCGAGCAGCCCCTGATCCTCCTTGATCATCAAGGCGTAGAGCAGGCGCACCCCGGCGCCGGCGCGCAGCTGGTCGTAGCCGCGGGCCAGGTCTTCGGCGTCCCAGGTGACCGTGTCGCCCAAGGCGATCGGCTGGAAGTACGCCGCGTAGTCCTGCTCGGAGGTGGTCACCTGGCCGCCCGCCGAACCCCAGCCGGTGTAGATCGACTGGTTGGTGACGTTGATCCCTGTGATGGCCTTCCACTGGGCGGCTTTCGCACCCACGGGGGCCTGCACGCGGGCGGTGTCGTTGCGGAAGGGCGAGAGCACCGGGAACAGCGAGCGCGCTGGGCCCTCGAGGTCGATGCCGGTGATGTTCAGGCCGACGTTGTAGCCGGCGGAAGTGTTGTTGACCGACTTGACGATGTCGGCGATCGTCGCCTCGGTCAGCTGGTTGAGCTCGGTGATGATGTCAGACATAGAAAAGGCGCCCTCCCGGGGCGCCGAGGATCGTCGAGGGCGGCAGATCAGGGGGCGGGCGGCTGCGCGAGCAGCGGGTGCATTCCCATGGCGACGGCCTGGCCCGCGGCGTCTCGCACACGCGAGTCCTTGATGCCCGACAGCGCTTTGCGCAGCGCCTCGGGCGCCTGGCCCGGGTCCACGGAGGGCGTCGGGGTCCCGCCGCGCTGCACCGTCCACAGGCCATCGGCCGACACGCCGGCGGCGCCGCGCAGCAGCGGGCCACCGGGCATGCGTGCCTTCTCCACCGCCGCGACGCGCTCCTCGATCCCGGCGAGCGTGCCCGCGGCACGCTCCTGCGCCTCGATCACAGGCTCCAGCGCCTCGCCGAGCGCGGTTTTCAACACGCTGGCATAGTCGCCCGCGCCAACCGCAGGATCGGATGGGGCGGATGCCGCCGCCCTGGCGGTTTTCGTCATGCCCTTCCGGCCGCGCTCGGCCAGGCTCTTGGCGACCTGGTCGGCGGCGATAGCGCGGATCCGAGTCTCAGACAACGCGCCGCGCATGTGGGGCGCGAACAGCCGCGCCCAGGCGGCGGCGCTCTTGGCGACCTGGTCGGACCCTGCGCGCAGCGCGTCGGCGGTTTCGGTGACGTGGTACGTCGCGAGCACACCGAGAGCGAAGTCAAGAGCACCGCGGGCGTCGCGCAGTGCAACGGCCTGGCTGTAGGAAGGGTCGTCGCCGGCCTCGCCCTCGGCGGCCTCCCGGTCGGCCATTGCGCTGACCGCGTCGCGCAGCCCGGCGAGCACCACGGCGGCGCGGGCTGCGGCGTGCGCGTCGGCGATCTCCCAGTCCTGCGACCCGGGCGTCTGCGCCGCGGCCTCATCCTGCCCGCCATCCGCTTCGCCGCCCGGATCCTGCCACGGACCGTCGTCCCCGCCGTCCGCACCGCCATCCTGCGAGTCGTCTTGGCCGCCGCCGCCGTCGCTGTCGGCGGTGAGGTCGGTGAGGAGCTCGTCTGCCCCCTCGGCCCCGGCCGCAGCTTTCACGATCAGGAACGGCAACCCGGTGGCGGGCCGCACGACGGCGTCGACCCGGTCGATGTCGGCGTCGGTCAGGGCGACGGCGCCGCCATCGCCGGGCGTGGTGGTCAACGGCATGATGCCTCCCGGACATGGGGGTGAAAGTGGTTGCCGGCACGGCGGGCGTCGAAGCTTTTATGACGCGCCGGCTGGAGCGTGAGCGGCGGAGCCCTGCATGGACATCCCGTCCAGTCGCCCGGTGCGGATCAGGCGCCAGGCGGCCTCGTTCCAGGTGATGCCCAGCAGCCAGTCGCCGCTTTTGACCACGACGCTCGCGCCGCTGGGCGCCCGCACGCTCCAGTCGGGGCCGCGGTAGATGTAGCTCTCGACCACGATGCCAGCACCTTCGGTGCCCGCAACGTGCACGAGTCCGACGCCCCGGTATTTGGCGGCATAGTTCCACGCCGCCTTCTCCAGCTCGGCCGCGCTCATGTACTCGCCCTGCAGGTCCACGCGGTCCGCCGGATACGCGACGGCGAGGGTGTACCGCTGCTCGCCGGCGGCCTTGACCACACCGATGCGCGCAGCCCCTGCCTCAGCCTCAGGTCGACTGGTCAACGACGACCCCCTCTCCAGCGAGTGCGCCGAGCAGCGAGCCGAGCGCGGCATTCGCGCCCTTCGACCCGGCGACCACCGGCAGCGCTGCGGTGGGCGCGGGGTGCAGCGCGGTGACCGCGCCGGTGGGGGTGCGTGTGTAGAGGATGGTGGCGCCGTCGGGGCCGCGGAAGAAGGGCAGCAGCCCGTCCGGGCCGACATCGATTTTCCCGCCAGGCACCGGCAGCCCTGCGGTGGTGAGCAGGCCCGCGACGGTATGGCAGGAGGCGTCGGTGAACACCGTGATACCGGAGGTACCTGGCGGGGGCGTTCGCAGAACAGGGAACAGCAACCGCGCCATGAGTGACGTCCTCTCGCGGGTGGGCGACGGGTGACACGCGGGTGCCACGGGGATTGCACCCCCGGAGACGACGGTGTTGTACGTCAGCCGACGCCGGCGAGGGGAGCCGGCGACCACATGACACGCGCCGCGCACTGATGCGTCGCGGCGCACGCTCACCTGGAGGAAACGAATGCTCAGACTTCGCAAGGTCGCGACCGGCGTGCTGGCCGCGACCGTGGTCGCGCTCGGCGTGCTCGCCGCAGCGCCCGCGTCCGCAGCGGTGCACCCGGCCGACTCCACCCCGATCTCCGGCGGGATCTGCAACGGCGCCACCGCCGTCACACTTGCCAACAAGGACAAGCGCCTGGAGACGTTCTGGCTCGGCGCGAACCGCGCACTGTGGCACAGGTGGCAGCTATCGACCGGCGGGTGGAGCGGCGACGCAAGCCTCGGCGGCTACCTGACCAGCTGCATCGACGGGAACTACAACCAGGACGGGCGCCTGGAGTTCTTCGGCCGCGCCGGGGGAAACGACCTGAACCACATCTGGCAGAACCGTGTCAACGGCGACGGCGGGTGGAGTAGCTGGTCCACCCTCGGCGGCATCCTGGCCGGCGGACCCGTCACCTGGATCCGCCCTAACGGCGGCATCGAAGTCGAGGTTCTCGGCATCGACAACCTCCTGCACTACAAGTGGCAGCAACAGCCCAACTGCTGCTGGACCCCCGACTGGCAGTGACCCGAGACACCGCGATCGAGACCCACTGAAGCATCAGAAACCTGCTGCCCGGCGCACGAGAAACCGGGCAGCAGACCCATATGAGCGCAGGCCGTCCCGATGCTTCTCAGCCAGACGAGCTCGGGGAGCCACACTCGCGGACAGCGCCGCCGTTCGCGCGCGCCGCGGTGTGCGGCATGCCACCGGGGAATGCGCGACGGCCAGTCCACCGGTCCCGCAGCCGAACTCGATGACGCTCGCGCCCGCACGCGCCGCCGTACGCGCAAACCCCGGCAATGTCCGTGCAGCCTCTGGCCTCGGGGTTTCGGGTGACGACGTCGGCGTCGATACATCGGGTGGGCGGCGTGATCCACGAACTGTTCTTGAAGCCCTGGTCGACCCAGGCCATGGTGATCGTGGGGTGGATGGCCTTGGCCGGGTCGAGCACCCGTATACCAGCGTTGTTCTCGGAGGCGGAGGCAGCGCAGACGATCACGGTTCCGTTTTCCGACCTCAAGGATGTTGTCAGTGGCTCAGGGGTCAGGTTCAGCTGGCAGAGCGGCGGTGCCGCTCGGTGGCGCGGTGCTCGGGGCGTTTGACGCGGGCGTGAGTCCTGTGGCGGTGCGCAGTGGAATGCCTGCGATGCCCCTGCTCTCGGTGATGGTTGCCGCCGCGGCGGCGGTGGGTCTCGTGGCGCATCGGCACCTCGGGTGAAGCGGAGGGGTGGGGTCGGTCAGGCGGTAGGGTCCGGCGGCGGCCATCGCTCGGCAGGCCGGGCAGGCGTCCGTGGTTGCGATCCACTGCCAGGACGGCGCGCCGTTGGCCTGGTAGGTGTCCATGGCGGCCGCCGCCATTACCGCGACCACGGTGGTGATCGCGATACGGTCCGCGCGCGAGGCGGCGTCAGCCGCATCCGCAACGGCTTGTCGCATGGCTATGGGTTCGGCCCGCTGCTGCCAGGCCCTCAGCAGAGCGCGGGCCGCCGCCCGGCGGGCTGTTGCCAGCACTCGCTCGGCCGCGGAGCGCAGGCCCGCGGTCAGCCGAGCGACGCCGGGCGCAGCGGGCAGCGCGGCGCGGGTGCGCGCCGCGTGAAGGTGTGTGCCGGGTGCCCAACCCCGCGA